CATGAATTGCTAATCGATTATATAAATCATAATTAGTTAATCGAATGCGTTCATCTTCGCCGGCCAATCGTTTTGAATAATCGATCTGCCACGTCTGAGCATTTACAGTAATACCAGTCGATTCAGATGCATTATCAATTTCTAACCAAATTGATTCCGTGATTGTGTTGCCTTGGCGTTGCCCTGCGGTTTTTACTTTTCGTGTTAGATCAGTATGCATAACCATGCATAGCGTGTTAGTTTCAGAGTTCGCCAGCCCGATGTAGTTAAACGAAAAATCACCGACACTAGTGTCTAGAATAACAGAATAAACCACTGTTTTATCATTTAATAATCCTGATTGCGTAACTGGTGCTGTATGTACGATTTGTCTAGCGGCTGGCATTGAACCGTTTAAATCGATTTCAGTATCACCGTTTGTGCCGTTGATGTTAGCAAATATAACTTTATCTAACTTTATCGGTTGTGACCTGCTCAATTGTTTTATAAAAAACTGTTCGCCTGTTTTTACTATTGCTGTTTTACTCATTGTTGTACTCCATAAAATTCCTTTACTTCACCAAAACCGCCAACTCTTAAAATTACTGTCGCTTGGTGTACTCGTTTAAAATCAAATTTAGAACCGTTGTAATGTTGATTGTTACTAAACTCGCCGCATCTAAATTTCAGCGGCTGTACATGAACAATTTCAAAAAAGTAGCGCCGACATGTTCGTCCGTACTGCCTAATAATTTCCGTTAACAAATCGCGGTTATTTGTTAATTGGTTATCAGATAATCGCAAGATAATAACGTCCCAATCATAGCCTTGTTGGCGCTCCAGTATTTGAACTGCGCCGATTTCTAGCCGCTCAAATATACCTTTAAACCCAACAACCGATCCCGAATCTGCCGCATTAGCGTATGCGTATTTAATACGTTTTCGATATAGTGCTAGCGGTTCGTTATTTAGTCGTTTAACATCGCGTTGATATGCATATAGAAATAATAGTCGTTCATCACAAGTTAGTGGGTCGAACTGCATAACCGGGAATTTCAACCATTGGTACATTCGATCCCAGTATTTTAGTGATGCATTAGCAAGCTTTACCGGCTCGCCGTTGTTCATCCACACTGGCAGCTTGATTTTTAATTTCATTCTGCGACCTCGGTATTAATGGTTAGATTTTGCAGCCGCGGCACTTCTAGCTCGCTGACAATGTCGGAGATGTTAAATACAATCGAATGTAACTCGTTAAATTGCTCGTGCAGTTCTTCGTTTAATTTTGAGATGCTAAAACGTGAATAGGCATTTACCTGCGTTACTTTATAGTCGTTGTTCTGACGAAATGCACAGCGTATAAAATGCTCGACATTCATCAAGTATTTATCGAGGTCAAAAGGCTGTTGGTCACGTTCAAAATAAACTGTTACAACAACATCAATTTTTTTATAGGGAATTGCAAAGCATCGTAAATCATCGCCGTGCCCTCGATAACCTTGCCCCATAATGTAGTTATTTACTCTGTCAATAAAATAGGCAGAATCGACACCGTCATTTAATAATAAATACAAATTAGCAGTGCCTGGGCCACGAGGTGCATCGTGCACAAAAAATACCTGTCTTGTTGATATCCCGGTAATTGTTGTAACAATTCCCCGATAAACTGCATCAGTATGATAATGACCAACAAAATTATATTGGTTTTTTGTTCTATCACGGAGATCATCATCTGATTCAATATTTGCACCCGGTGATATGAGCCAATTGTCATCATTTGTGACTGTTACACCGTCGATCTGTTCAACTAAAAAACGATAATACCCCGCAGCTAGATTGTAGTTTTCACCCGGTAGGGTGGCGATAACATGAATACGGGCGGATTCAACACCAGCCGGGATACTATGTTCTTGCACTGTTTTTAATTGATATGTAACGCCGTTAATTTCTGGTGAGCTAATCAGTGTGCCTGCTGGAACAACAACCGATTGATTTTTATTAGCTTTGGTGAATAATATTTCACCCGCTGCAAATGTTGCAGCTTTACGCTCTAAATTAACCGCATTAGCAAACAAATCCAAAAATTTACCCGTTGCTGTCATTAAAAACATATTCATTAATACGGTTTCAATAAAAACATTTTTAATCCAAATATAGGGCTTAATAACTATTGCCGACACTAACCGCCAAAAAGGCGAGTATTTAGAGGTGTTGGTAATTAAACCTTCATTTTTTACCAAATCGACAAAATCAGTTTTTACAGCATTTTCATCAATTGGCATACCGTGATCGTTTAAGATTTTTTCAAACATTTTTTGATAATCAGCCATCGATTGATACTCCAATTTTCCCAAAATCATAAGTGTCAGCCGTCAGATAAAGCCGTTCTACGGTTTCCTCTTTGATGTGCGCCGTGCCCGGAACAATACGCCGATCGCTTTCAACTAACAGAATAATCTTAGTAAATACGTCATATCGCATTGTTGGCGAGCGCTCAGCAACTAATTCAGTAGCCAAACCGCTCTCGATAATTGCGTGCTTAATATCTTGCCCAATGCTTTGCTGATTTTTTGCTAAGTTCGGCTCATAGCCGTTATTTAACGAAAAATCACGATCGGTAATGAGTAAATCAAAATATCTATCCACCGTACACCTCTTGCCATTCTTGTAGTTGCGCGGGCGTCATGGGCTGACCAGCGTTAATCGTGACTGATTGAATATTTTTGCTGTTATCAATATTTTGCGATTTATTATTTTGAATTTCTTTAGATATACCGCCAGCAGCGACATCTTTTACTAACGTGCTGGTAATAGGTGATTTAGCCGTACTGACTGGCGTTTCGTCTTCGTCAAGTTTTTCATATTCAAGCAGCTCTATGTTAACGCCGGGAATGTAATTAAGACCCTCAATAATGGCATTAATAACGCCGACACCCATATTTTTGACTTGTTTCCAAGTTCTCGTAAACATTTTTATTAATGCGTCCCCAATTTTGGAAAATGAATCCATAAATGAGAAATCTGTAAAAAACTCAACAAACCCATCCCATGCGTCAGTTAAATTATCTATTACGAAGAAAAATGCATCGCCAATAAATTCAAATACACCGCACACCGCATCTGACATCATGTTGAATGCTGCGATCAGAATCTGAACAAATTCAGTATTTTTTATACTGTCCCACACTTGAGAGACTAGCGAGATAACGACGGAGAATACCGATACAACAACGTTTTTTAATCCTATAAATATTGACATTAACAGAGTGATACCGAATTTAATGATTTTCCATAGTAGTAAAAAAACCTTACCGACGAATTTTAATGATCCGGCGAGCATTTTAAATGCCCGTGTATCACTAAATGCAGACCACAGCGAGCGCAACCATTCGATGACCCAGCTAATTGCTGTACCGATTTGTTTCCGAAATATCCAGCAGACCGCTATTACTGCTGTAATACCTGCAATGATTAATGCAATTGGTGATAACAGCAATGACATGACGCCGGATATGATCGAAAATATCCCGGCAATACCCGCTAGCGACATTAATGCAATTGTAATAATTCCGATCCATTTAGCAATATTTGGAAACATTTCCATCCATTTAGCAAATTTACCTATAACCCCGCCGATTGTCTCCATCACCGGAGTTAGAATTGGCAACATTGCACGTCCGAGAGATTCTTTTATGTTATTAAATTGTGCGCCGATGCGCTCAAGTGGTGATACATTAGCTTCGGCCATTTGTTTCATTAATTTAAAATTCTGCCCCTTGCCAATTTCTTTGACGTGTTGATTTAACTCGTCTGAGTTATTCGCCAATGTTTTTACAATATCAGCACCCGCTCCAAGGGCTTTATCTAACGCCTCTTGTGCCTTAATATTCTTTGATAAATCTTTGCCAAATTTACCCTGAATTTTTGCAATAATTTCAGGCATTGATAGCATTTTGCCGTTCGCGTCAGCAAACGAAAGCCCCAATTCTTTACCAGCCTTGCCTAGATTTTTGTACAGCGCAGCATATGATCCTGCGGCACCAGGGCCAAGGCTTTTACTGGCCATGCTTAAAACGACGGCTTGCTCCGACATACTTACGCCATTATTGGCGGCTGTGCCTTTGGTTTTTTGCATCATGCTTTGCAGTTGCTGAGTTGACACGTTAAAATTATTTTTAGCGTATGCAGCAATGCCCGCAGCATGCCGAGCAAAATTTAACTGTCCGATTTTGTTAACTGTGCCTTTGTAGCTCGCTGCCATTTGCTCAATGTACGCCGTTGATGTGTCCACGCTTTCGCCGGTTGCTTTTGACAGCATATTCATTGCTGCAACGGCGTGCGGCACGTCGGCATCACTAATACCGGACAGCGCCCCTTTAATTGATGATGCTGAGTTAACAAAATCAAGCGCACTTGTACCATATTCAGCACTGAACTTCTTGGCTGCTGTGCGCAGTTCATTAATTGACGAAACACCGCCCAAACTAGCATTTTTTAATGCTCTGTCCATTTCTTCAGCAGGAGACAGCAGGGTAGTAATGCTTTTAGCAACGGCAAAAAGGGCAATGCTGCCGCCACCGATTTTTTTAAATGAGCTTGCAGCAGTTGCGTTAAAAGCTTTGAATTGAGCCTGAACCCTTTTAAGCGGTTTTGTTACTCTGTCTGTCAATTTAATTACAAAATCTAATGATGATGACATTATTTAACACCTTTAAAAGCTTTACCGATACCGTTTGCAACTGCTGCAGCCATTGATTCTGCGAGATGATTATCAAGCCAAGCTGCCCTGGCGAGATTTTCGCTGCTATCGTCCTCTTCCGGCAGATAGTAGCGCCGCAAGATTAAAAGCTGTTCTAATGAATTTTTTTCAATCTTGCCGACTCGCCGATTTAGTTTTTTATTTCAATTTCTAAATCGGGCGCAAACTGCTTGATAACCTTTTCAACAATTTGCAGTGAAGCCCCTGCATGATTATCTAAAATTTCGTTTAACTTTTCTTTGTCTTCCGGTAATACAATTCGACGTAAAAAATTGGTTGCCGGGGCGATTTTGTCA